CGACCTTCAGGTTGGTGTTGTTGTAGAGGTACGCGTTCCCGGCCGGCGCGTCCTCATCGTAGTACATGTAGGCGCCCTTGAAGCGCAGCATCTCGTTGTCGAACGCGATGTCGGCCTCGCGCTTGCGCCGCATGGACTCGATCTGCTCGATGGCCACGAGGATCTGCTCGTAGCCCTGGAGCGAGGCCCGATCCGTGCAGACCCAGCGTGGCATGTTCTTGATGCCGCCCAAGCTGCACTGGTTGTAGGTCGTCGTCAGCGCCGAGCGCAGGTTGTCGTAGGCACTGACCGACTGCGCCCCCGAGTTCTGCCGATTGCGCCAGAACGAGAAGGTGCCGCCAGGGATGCCCCCGACCGTGCCGGTGGTCGGGGTCGACGAGACGATGTGCTGGAGGCCGTCGACGTCGTTCGCGGCCGAGCCGTCGCCCAGGAACTGGCGATTCAGGTCGGCAATGTGCGAGTCCTTGCCGCTCTCCAGCTTCTCGGCCAGCAGGTCGTACTTGCCCGACCGCGCCTGCGCCCGGAGGCGCTCCAGCTCGGTCAGGACGACCGTGCCGGCCGAGATCTTCGGGTCGAAGCGCGCCGCGTCGAACGTGTCGATGCGGGTCGTGTCCAGCTCGTCGGCCTCGCCGTACGAGTGGAAGTTCGTGTTCTCGGCGAACTCGACGCCCAGCTCGAAGACCCGGCCGCCGTCGGCCGACTCCTTGAACCCGTTCTTGTTCATCGAGAAGAAGAAGGCCCGCGAGTTGAAGATGTTGTCGGTCGGCTTCTTGCCGATCTTCTTCTCCCAGACCGTCGCGGCCACTTGGCCCAAATTGGGATCTGCCACGGCTCATTCTCCTGGCACCTGACGGCCCGACGCGAGGCGGCGGGTGCGGACGTCGCGCGCGCGAGGCGGCGGGTGCGGACTTAGCGCGAGGCGGCGGCCATCTCTTCGGCGATCAGCTCGCCCCAGGACCGGTCGGTACTGGGCGTCCGCGAACCCGAAGGACGACGCGCCGGATTCACGCCGTCACCGGCGCGTTCGGTCGTCTGGTGCATTTCCTCAAGGACGTGCCGCCTGGCGTCGGCTGAGAGTGCCTCGGCATTCTTGGCCAGCTTCGGCATGACGACACGAATGTAGGCTTGCTCCAACGTGATCTGCTGCCCGGCCCGGTTGGCCCGAGCCAGCACCTGCGTGATCGGGCCGACGTGCTCGGCGAAGCCCGGCCACGTCTGCGCCTCCGCAATCTGCGCTTCGAGCTGCTCGCCCTGACGTTGCTGTCTGGTCGCCTGTTCGATCGGGGTGAGCCGCGCATCGAGCGTGCGGCTCCAGGTGTCCGTCAGCTTGGCTTCGTGACGCTCCAGCAGTTGCGAGACTTGGGCCGCCGAGTAGAGTGGCGCCCCGTCGGAGGTTTCGAACTCGGGCTGGATGGGCGGCGGCTCCTGCGTGCCCTGGCCAAGGTGCGACCCCAGGTAGGCGTGGAAGCCCACCGGGTTCGTGTCGTAGTACTGCGCGATCTGCATCGCGCGCTCGACCCGTTGGCGTTCGTAGCCGTCGGCCCACGAGAGGGCGCCGAGGCGCCCCTCCAGCTCGCGTCGGGTCCGCTGCAGGATCCGCTTGTGATCCGCCAGCGGAATCGGGCCGCCCGTGGCGGCCGCTGGGGTGTCGGGATCGTCGTCGTCCTCGGCGGGCACCACTCTCGCGGGCGCAGGCGCGGAATCGTCGTCGTCGTCGAGGACGTCGGCCGCAGGCGACGAGGCTGCGGTCTGCTGACTGTCATCGGCCCCGTCAGCGTACATCTCGTCTTCGGGCATGTGCGTGGCTCTCCCCCTTGGGTGCCCTGTCTCGCCGGGCCGGCGACTCGCCATCGCAGGGGGCGCGACACACGACAAGCGCCGCATGATCGAGGAGGGGATGCCTCGATCCCTGCGGCGCTCCCTGTGGCGCCCCCTGGATGTCGAGCGTGATCAGACGGCCAAGGTATCCGCCGTTCGCCGGCCGGCGCTACCGGACGCGGCTAGATCGACGCCGTGCGCGATCACTGTGCGAAAGATGATGGCCGGAAGTCAAGTCGGCGGGTCAGCCGATGGTCGAGCCCGAGTGGACGCGCCGGCGGCAGCGGCAGTCGATGGTGATGCCGCGCGACGTGACCGAGGCTCGCGTGCCGTCGTCGCGGTTGGCGGTGTAGCAGTGGCCGCAGCGCAGACCCTCGCGGAAGTGGAGGCGTGCGAGCAGGGCGCGCCAGTCGCGCAGGAGCTGGGCCGCGTCGTCGGTGAGGATCACGCAGGGGAGCGTCCGGTGCGCCCCAGGCGGCAGGGCAGCGGCGGCAAAGGTGACGGGCTCGGCAGGGCTCGGGCCGACGAAGTGGAACAGGCGGCAGCCGCAGCTAATCGCCACGCGCGAGGCCGTGACGACGACCTCGGCCATGTCGGCGCGGGCAGCGTGGCCGCAGACGCCGCAGAAGAGTTCTTGCTCCAGGTCGGCCTGCGCCAGGAGCGCCGTGTAGGCTCGGACCAGCCGCGCCTGATGCGGTGTCAGCAGCACGGTCGGGACGTGGCGGATCGGCTGACCGTTGGCGCCGACCAGCGAGGAGACGGCGCCTGTCATCGAGGCGTCCGCCGTGGCCTGCGCGTCATGACGGAATGCCGGCAGTGCCCAGGAACGGATCGCGCTTGCCGGGCTTCAGCCGCGTGCGCGTCGCGTAGGGCGAGGCGTCGTCCGTGTTGTGCCGGCCGCGATCGGCCACCTGCAGGTCGCGACTGCGCAGTTCCCGGGTGAACTGCGTCTTGGTCTCGACCCAGACGGGCCGATCGTCGAGATTGTGCAGCCAGCGGGCGCCGCCCGGGAGCGTGTCGTCGTGGACGCCGTAGCTGGGGCGCCCGTGCGGACACCACGGCCAGTCGCCGATGCCGCAGGGGGCGCCGCATAGCGAGCAGGGGGTCCGGGCGTTCATACCTGCGACTGCAAGTCGCTGCCGGGCGACCGGTTATCGGCTTCGGCCATGCGCAGGCGCTCGCGGTCGATGACCTCGGCCGGCCCGGTAGCGTCAGGTGGAGGCGCGGCACCATCTGGTGACGGCGGCGCGCCGGCCGCTGTGTCGAGCGTCTGGAGGTCGGCCACCGGGAGTCCGGCCGCCGTCAGCAGCGTCACGATGTTCGGGTACTGCGGCATGGCCGGGTTCAGGTCGTCGCCCTTGACCGAGGCACTGACCCTCGGCGTCTCCTTGGGCGGCGGCGGCGGATCGGCCACCAGGCGATCCGGATCGCCACCGAACGCCTCGACCGTCTGGCGCACGAGCACCTTGCGGTTGATGTAGGGCTCGTTGGCGAGCAGGTTGTACCGATTGAGGGCCAATTCGCGGTCGGACGCCGTGTCCTGCTTGTGCGCCGAGTCGACGACGACCGTGTAGAGGAACTCGCCCCGGACGGTCCCAGGCTTCGAGCGTGGTGGCGCCCTCCTCGCCCACGACCTCAACCCAGTCCTCGCGGTCGGCGTAGAGCTGGAGCAGCTGCCCAACCGTCTCCATGATGGCCAGCCAGAAGGCCAGGACGACCTCTTGCTCGCCCGAGAGGCGATTGGCTGTGGCCCGCTCGATGGCGTTGATCTCGGTCGCGGTCGTGCCGGCGGTTTCACGCGTGGCCGACTGATTGGCGCCCAGCGCCCAGAGGCGGTTGGCGTCGTTCATGATGTGGTCGGCGGCGGCGAAGTTCTCGCGCGGGTACTCGGGCCGGGCGACCTCGCCGATCGCCTGGTCGCCGGGGCCGTCGGTCGGGATGATGTCGTAGTACTCGCCACGCCTGACGAGTTCGGCCACCCGCGCGTCGGCGATGCGCTCCATGTTGATCCAGCGCATGGGGACGGCCTTGCGCCGGTGGATGACCATCTGCGTGCGGAACTCCGAGAGTTCGTCGGCTTGGCGGCGCGTGATCGAGCAGTCGGAGGGCGGGTACTGGTAGTCCGAGACGTAGCGCAGGGTCAGGACCTTGATGGGGAGTTCGGTCAGGCCCTTGACGAAGCGGCCGCGCGCGTCGAAGACCTGATCGCGGCTGTCCTCGGAGACGACCGGGTCGGGCAGGCCCTTGACGAAGACGAGGCGGCGAATCTGGCGCGGGTGGGCGACGTCCGGGTCGACCCGGGACGCGGAGTAGAAGATCTCAGTGCAGCTGAGCTGATCGACGCGGCGGCCTCGGTCGGTGAGCGGGACGAGGCGCCGCTCCTGGGACTCGTCGAGGCCCATGCTGGCGGTTGGCTCCGGGGGGAGGCGCCAGCCGCGCCGGCGGGCCTCGTGCGTGGCAATGGTGAACTCGTGGGCCAGCCAGTCGCAGTCGCGCGCGTAGTGGCGGCCGGTGAACTCGGGCGGGATCAGCAGGTCGCCGGGCGAGATGCGCGAGGCGAGATAGCGCTCGTCGACGATGTTGGGGGCGAGGCCCCAGGCCATGCGCATGGGCGGGGCCAGGCCGAGCACGGCACCGGGGGCGGGGGCCGCGTCCGGGTCGGGCTCGGCGCCGAGGGGGACGCGAAGGTCGCCGTCGCGCGTGCGCTCGTAGCCGACCTTGCAGGCGCCCAGGCCGGCCGGGCAGAGGACGTCGAAGATGAGCTGGTCGAGTAGCGCTTTGCTATCGATGCCCTTGGGGCCGGCCTCACGCGAGAGCACTTCCTCGAAGATGCGCACGGCCTGGCGGAGGTTGCGCGGCTCGGGCGGCTCGGGCTGGGAGGCAAAGGGACTGGCCGGGCCAGCCGCCGGGGCCGGAGCCTGCGCGGGCTGCTCGGCCTCGCGGCGGGTGCGCGGCGTCGGCTTGAGCTTGAGCGTGGGCACGCGGTAGAAGAGCTGATGCCGCTTCTGCTCGACCTTCTCGAAGTCGAGGTTGACGCGCGTGGCCTCGGGACGTGGGGACGCCACCTCATCGCGGTACGCGTTGACGTTAGGACGCCACTTCTGCTCGATGAGCGGCTGGCGGATGTCGCGCGCCCAGTCGAGCTGCTCGGTCCACCACGCGGCCGAGCCCAGGCCCTCGGGGGGGAGGCGGACCGGCGTTGGACGGGCAGATCCGGAGGCCGGGGCAGCGGCCGGGGCAGGTGCAGCAGCGGGGGACGCGGCAGGGGCGGCGGCCATCGGCTCGGCCATGCCGGCGAGTCTAGCACAGGACCAGGGCGGTGGCGAGTCGTGGCGTCAGACGCCGCGTGGCGAGTCGTGGCGTCAGACGCCGCGTGGCGAGTTGGCTCAGCGGAAGGTCAGGCGGCCGGGGCGGTCGAGTGCGGTTTGAACATCACGGAGCAAGGCGCCGGCCGTGTGCGGCTTCGGGTCGCGGCGGCCGCGCAGGCGTGGAGCCGCGCGCGACATGGCGCCGTAGCGCAGGGCCGAGAGCGGGTGGTCCTCCTCGAACTCGGCCACGTCCTCGGGGTTCGTCTTGTCGCTGATGGCCGCCGAAATCGCCTTGATGAGGTAGGCGCAGCTCGGGTCCATGGTCAGCCAGGGGCGGTGGTCGGGCCGCAAGGCGAGCAGTTCGCGTACGCGCGTGAAGCCCTGCACGCGGTCGTGGTTGGCCGGGGTCACGAGGACGCCGTGGCGTCCGAAGAGTTCGGCGCGCGTCTCGCCGGATTCGTCGGAGTGGCGCCCGGCCATCGAGTATTTGTCGGCCACGGTGTAGCGGACACGCGTGATGTCGAGTTCGCGCGTGATGCGGCGCACGTGCAGGCAGATGTCGGCGATGGACATGTAGCGGTGGACGAACTCGCGCTCGATGTGCAAGCGGCCGTCGCCCAGGATGCGCCACCAGAGCATGACGCCCCGGTGGACGAAGCCGTAGTCGTAGGAACGGAACCACTCAGACACAATGGTTAGGCCGTGGCCGTTCTGACGTGGGTCCGCGCGTCGAACTCGACGAAGAACTGCCCGGCGATGACGTTCCAGTCATTGTAGCGCAGCTGCTTGTAGCGCCACGGGGGGAGCAGGGCCAGGTCGCGCTCGTAGGAGCTCGGCAGGTAGGGGTTGTCCTCCAGGTTGCCCGGGATGTAGCCCCACTCCTCGGGCCGATAGAGCGCGCGGCCCTCGTCGTCGAGTTCGGCCAGTTGCGGGAAGTCGTCGTAGTCGGGCTGGTGGTCGATGAAGAACTCGCGCAGCATGGCGCTGGCCGGGCCGCCGGGGTTACTGAGGACCCAGAAGACGGCGCCGCCTCTGGGGGGCTCGACACCCTCAGGCAGGCCGTAGATGCGCCGGGCGAGGGCCGCGACGAGGGGCTTGGTCGAGCGGGCGCGGGTCGAGAGTTCGAGCAGGTCCATGGGCCGGAACGTGGCCCCTTCGTCGGCCACGATGGCGTCGCGCTCGCGGCTGAGGTACTTCTGCACGTCGTCGGGCTCTTCCATGTGCCCGCCCTCGATGACGGCGTCGCCCGAGGGGTGGCGGATGCGAAACTCGCGGTCGGTCTTGCTGAAGGTGGCCGGGATGCCGAAGGTGCGCAACTGCTGCGCCTCGCGCTCCATGAGCCGCAGATGGTGCTTCTCCAGCTCGCCCCAGGTCTTGCGCAGGATGAGCGCCTCGAAGCCGGGAATCTGCAGGGCGCGGCGGTAGAGCCCGAAGCGCGCCATGTGAGACTTCGAGGCGCCGGCCGCCCCACCGCCGAGCAGCATGGGCGTGACGGAGGTCTCGAAGTCGATCTGCTTGGGCAGCGGGACGTAGAAGTAGGTCGGGTCGTCGCCGAGCTGGAAGTGCAGGGCGTGCTCGGTTTGGCGCTCGCGGCAGGCTGAGGTCTTGCACCAGTAGACGCCGTCGAACTTGACGAAGTCGCCCTGGCACCAGCAGCAGCGTGCGCGCATGGGCAGCGGCTAGCGGTCGCCCGGGATGCCGAGGCGCACGCGGATGTTGAGTTCGTCGGTCAGCGGGGCCTCGTCAGGGGGCGGCGGAGGCGCAGGACCGGGCGGCGGCGCGGTGCGGAAGATGCGATTGCCGGCCAGGTCGCGCTCGCCGAACCA